CTTTCTGCCGCTGGCCATAGCTGTGGCCTCAAGTTCCATGATCCTGCCCAGCGCTTGTTTCAGCAGGATCTCCTGCATCGCAGACTGCCTGATCAGCTTCGAGCACAACTCCCGCACCTGGCCGGCGTCATCATGCAAGAGGGGGATGCGGGCATTCTTCTCGATCTGCAGCTCCTGCTCCATGGTTGGATTCACAACCATCCAATCGGCCCAGCTCATCAGATCCTGTCCGCTGCCTCAACGATAATGAACCTGCCAACCATCGAACAAATCGACACCAAAGACGGCAAGATCTGGCGGGTGATGTACGCCGGGATGGTCAAGGAGCACCGGCAGGAATGGCAAGCCAGGGTGTTCTATGAGCAGGCGCTACAACTGGCCATGAGAAGGTCACAGCGGCGGCTCTAAACGCCGAGCACCTTAAACGCTCTGCTTGTGTAGTCACGGCGATCCTGTGCGCCATTGGGCGGCATCCGACCGTTGACCCGAGCACCTACCTGATCAACGCTTGCGCCTTGTTGGATCAGGCGTTTCATCTTGTTGTCGTGCCACCAGAATCCTGAAATCGTCCATGGGTACGCCTCGCTGGTGTAGGTCTTGCCCAGGTTCATCACCTTCGGGTCGGGCTTGCCGATGCTGGCCAGATAGTCGCTGAAGCGCTGGTGGTTGTAGCGGCCGGTGCATTGCAGCCATCCGGTGCCGGCAAACTTCACGCCATCGCCAGGATGCACATTCCCCAGATCCTGCCGGCCTTCGTAGTTGCTGCCGCTGTGAATCTCGACGGGATATCGCAACCCGGCTGATTCATGGCCACATTGACCAAGGAAGAACGCCAGCTCAGTGCGGGTGTCGATCTTGAACACCTCGCAGCAGCGGGCCAGGTCGTCCATCAGGTCATCAGGCAACGCCTCCGGCTTGCACAACATGATCTGCCCAAGTTCTGCCTTGGTCAGTGGCCACTGCGGCGCAGGTGCCTCGACGGCCGACGCCCAGGTGCTGTACCAGTCCTGGCCACGGCTCAACAGCTCCGGCGCTGCTTTGTTGATGGCTTGCTCCAGCTCCTCGATCGCGGCATCCTGATGCCCCAGTCGCTTGTAATACCGGAACAGGTCAATCAGTCTGATCGGGCTTGTCGGGCTCATACCAAGGCGCTCGTAGGTGCAGGTCATCAAGCCGCAGCGGTGGCGGCATCGCTTCAGGTTGTGCTTTATGCCAATCCTCGATCTCAGCGTCGAGTCGTGGCTTCAGTGTCGCCTCGAACTTGCGGCGATCGATCAGACGCTGTAGATCCGCCCAGCCTGAGCGTGTGCTGAATCGCCACAGCCACCTGCCATCAGCAGGGATCAGCCCTTTTTTTGCTTCAGGCTGCGCAGTGCGTGAAACACGATCTGGATCACGCTGTTGTCCTTCAGAGGCGACATGGCGATGATCTCAGACGCAGCGGCCACAATGATCCAGGTGATCGGGCTGGCCAGGATCTCTTCGAGGTGCATGGTAGGCATAGAATGTCCTCCCCTTGAGGCTAGCGGCCCTTGCCCTCAAGCAATGTGATCCTGTTGCCATGCTCGTTGAGCCTTGTGTAGATCTCCTTTCGATCGGCCTTCATGTCCTGATGCAATTCTTCCAGCTTGCCGGCGATCGACTCCACCGCTGCAGTCAGCCTGATCACGGCCTCACGTGATTCTGTATTGCGCCGCGTGAAGCCTGCCGCGCCCATGCTCACGACGCCAATGCTCGCGCCGAGGATCGCTGCGTAGATCTCGATCACGGGCCGCCGTGGCGTGCTACCCAACCACTGTATCTAAGTCGCGATCACGCCAACGGTTCGCAGCGCTGCCAGCGCAGCCTCCAGCTTTGCTTCCAGCTCCACGCAATACTCCAACAGCTCAGTCACGGTCGGCGTCGCGGCGTCTGCGATGGTCACCGAACCATCAGCCGTTGGCAGCGTGCCGCTGGTGGCCGTCGTGGTGATGTCTGCAATGGCAGTGTCCGAATCAATGGCCAAGGTAATCGAACCAGCGCCATTGGTCACAGCGATGCCGGTGCCTGCCGTAAGCGTGCCCTTCGCCAGCGTGTTGCCGGTCGTGTTCCCGATCAGCAGCTGGCCGTTGGTGTAGCTGGTCTGGCCGGTGCCGCCATAATCCACGGCGATCGTGTCACCAGTCCAGGTGCCGTCAATCGGCAGATAGGTCAGCCCTGTCCAGTTGGTTGATCCATCACCGATCTTCAGCTTGTCGGTGTCGCTCTCATGACCTAGTTCACCCGCCAGCAGCACAGGGTTAGCTGATGTCCAGTTGGCCGCGGTATCAGACCGCTGCGCCATCTGCACGCGGATGGTGGTTGCAGTCATGACTCAGCGCCTCCAGCCTTGATGATAAGGGTGGCATCCTCCGCCGGATCGGCGTCATCGCCATCAAGGATGAACGGAGCGGTGCCGGTCATGGCGTAGGACGTGAACGACTCCTCAGCCCCGAGGGTGGCCGGTTCGCCAATCAGGTCATACAACAGGAAGTTCCCGATCAGCGCCACCAGCTCGACCGTCATGTCTGTGTAGATCCCGCGCTGCTGCTCCTCAGGCTTTGCGCCATAGCGATACAAGCCATCGGCAGGGATCACGTCAGCGCCATTCCAGAGGCTTGATGGCACCGTGAACGAACGATGGCTGCCAGCTGCCTGGAAGTAGTGATCACGGATCAGCGTGACGTCTGACTCGATCAGGTTGTTGTAGGTCAGCGTCAGTCTGTAGTTGCTTTGCCGCAGGCTGTGCCTGAACAGCACAGGCGCACCGTTCTGCGTGTCTTCAGCCGAGACGTTGAGGCCGCCCAGGTCATAGGCGAAATTATCAGGCAGAACCTCAGGGAAGGCGTTCATATCAGGTACGGCGGCAGCAGCTGCAGCTCCACTGTGGCATCGGTCACGTCACAGGTCTGGTCAAGCTGCGGCGGCGACAGATACCGCCAGAGGTAACCCGACGGGAAAGTCAAGTTGGTGGCGATCAACGTGGCGCTATCAAGGTCAAACGGCTCGAAGATGCCATGCAGCGCATAGTGACTGACAAGGCTGAACCGCTCTGCTGATGTCAGCCTGCGGAACGTCATGCGCAACACATGCCCGACAGAGGCGTTGCTGTGACGCACGCTGGCCTCATAGCCATCAAGCACAGCGAACTCCGTGCTGGCATTCGTGCCAGGTGTGTAGGTGCGAGAGGCAGGTTCAAGCGCAGGGAAGGTGGCCATGACTATTGTTTAACCCATGAACCAGTCGCTGTACAGCTGCCACTTGATGGCGGATCGTTGCCAGTGACAGTGCAACCCTGTGACAGGAAGGCTCGATTCCCAAAGAAAGTTCTTGAACCATCGCTGTTGCGACGATAGAAGTTCAAATAGGGGAAACTGTATGACGTGGGAGATGTCGCGTTTCTGATGACTGTCACGCTTTCGATCCAAGAAACACCAGTAGAGCTTGATCCGCATTGACCAGCGCAAACTGCTTCGGGTGGATCGACGTCAAATCTTGAGCAAGCTGGAACAGTCGAGAATGAAATACACAGATAGCCATACTCTGCTGCGCTTGAGATGTAAATGTCGACCGTCTCATACCCAGCCCAACTACCTGAGCCGACCCATCGATAATTACCAGGGCCGTCATAAGGTGTATATTCTTCAATCGCTGGAGTCGTGCCCAGGACAAATTCAGATCCAAAGCCATCAGGCGATCCAGGATCTTTGCAGCGTCCAACCGCCACGATGTAATAATCAATCTCTGCCGTGGTGATAGACAGCGTGTAGGCACCCGAAATGGCTTGATCTTGGCAAGAAATATCAAACTCCTCGAAGGTAGTCTTGTCGACTTTCTTCCAGCACACCTGGCCATCGCAGCCTAGATCTGCTTCAGTCACTTCAAGGGTATCGCCAGGATACGGTGTAGCCAGGCTGCCATCGCTCGACAGGATGCCAGTGCCATCCTCGTCCAGCGTCTGCTCAAATGGATCGGCTGGATTATCAGCATCACCAATAGGCTGGCCAGGTGTCGGTGTCACCGCAGGGCCGATTGGTGGTGACTCTGCGTCTGGTTGATCTAGCGTCACATCCGTGTCAGTCGAGCTAGGCGTCTCAGTGAATGCCGGATAATCAATGCCGGTGTCAGGCAGGTCAGTGTTATCAGTCGCTGAGTTGTCGTCGCAGCTGTAATCATCACGGCCAGGATCCAGCGTCACGCCAGGCCCCACAGCAGCATCAACAGCTAACGCCACCAGGCTGCGGCCTTGGCTATCGATTGGATAGTGCGTCAGGTCAAACACACAGGCACCGCTGGCGGTCTTCTCGATTCGCTCCACCTCATAGAGGTAATCGTGATAATCGAGCGCTGTGGTGGCAGTTTCACGACGTAGCCGCACGCGCACGATGTCGCCCAGGGCCAGGCTGCTGTTGTAGCTCGCAGGCCTTACCTTCAACCGCAGCGTGTGCGTGATCAGCTTGCGTCTGGCCAGACGAAATGCCCCGACCTTCACCGCATGATTCTCGCTTGTGCAAAAGCCACTCAGGTCATACTGCTCAAACGGGCCATCGGTTGCTTCGCCGTTGAACCTAATCTCAGTGGTGCGCGGGAAGCCAATGTCAGACTCAGGCTGCTGACGCCACATCATCTGCAGACAAACCGGCTGACGATCAGTCAGTGGCACGTATTGAATATCGAAGCCATCCGGCAGCAGGTGATCCTCTGTGAACGTGAACTCCCAATCGATCACGCCTGTGTTGATCGTATGGTCAACATTGACCGGCAACCGCGGCCTGAATCCGAACTTCCCGTTCTTCTCCGTCAGTCGCAACAGAAAGTCGTTGCT